GCGCCGACTTCAGCCTGCTGTGGAACACCGACCGACAGGCAGCCATCAGCTACTGCATCCAGGATGTGAAGCTAACCCAGGCGGTGGCCGACATACTCATGCCGGCCTACTGAGGGCTGGACATCGAGCAGGATGCCAGATAGATAGAGACCGTCAGCGTGAGCCGTGAGAAGCCAACGCAGGCACCACAACTACAAGCCATGTTCAACCCACTTTTCCCCACTCTTTCCGTGTCACGTCCCGTTGCTTGTACGGGAGTTCTCACCGCGGATTGGGTGGGGTTTTCCGTTTGAAACATGAAAGACATCAAACCCAAAGGAAGAGCGCCAGCCTTCCAGTTCTACGCCGATGACTTCCTGGCAGGGACCATGACCATGACCAACGAGGAGCGTGGTGCCTACATCAGCTTGCTGTGCCTGCAATGGTCCAAAGGCTGCGTCACTGAACTCGACATCCAGAGGATCTGCCTCGGTATGCCAACGCATTGCCAAGGCATATGCCAAAGCAAGTTCCAGCTTGGAGATGACGGCCACTACCGGAACCAGCGTTTAGAGGTCGAACGGTCCAAACAGAAGGAAAGAAGCCAAAAACAGAGGGATATCGCTAATTTACGGTGGGACAAGGTTGCCAACGCAATGCCAACGCATTACCAAGAGGATGCCGAAGCATATGCCAGATCGGTGCCAGAAGTATGCTCTCCGTCTCCATCTCCATCTCCTATAGAAGATACAAAGAAAGAGAAGGCCTTGAGTCCTGACCTTGAAGCCTTTCGTCTACGAGTCGGTGCAATGATCCGCCGTCGACCTGGCACCCAGTGGAGTGCGAAAGAGATCAAGGCCTTGAAAGAGATCTTCGACTTTAACACTCCAGAGGAAGACTTGGTTGCCCTAGAGGCACGGTACCAGTCGGACGACAAATACCTTCGACGTGAGCTGATGACCCTGTTGAACAACTGGAACGGAGAGATCGACAAGTCTCGAAGCACCTCCCCTTCTGGGAACAACGGCACCGGCGCGTACAGCCTCAACATTGCCGACTACCAATGAGCGACCCCTACTATGCCCAGGACGACGAGTTCGGCCTCATCGGCGCCTGCCTGTCCGGTGGATCGGATGTTTGCCATGAGGTGTTCGCCAAGATCCCCAGCGATGCTCTACAGGACAGCGATCTGTACAATGTGTTCGAGATTGCCAAAGGCCTCGTTGCCAAAAGCGATCCGGTCAACATGGCCGCCGTGGTCAAGGAGTGGAAGCGCTCCATGGGCCAGACTCCTGTGCCTTTCGAGGCTCTGAACAAGTGCGACGAGATGTGTCCGAGCCCAGCGAACTACCCAGCATTCGCTCAGGCCGTCTTAGAGGCCCACCACAGACGCCATCTCAGAACCGCTGGAGACCGTCTGATTCGTGAATCCGCTGTCTCCACCCTCTCCGTCGATCAAATCGTCTCTAATGCCGAAGCAGGGCTCACCGTTGAGGCGTCCAAGGAGGAAGTCCAATCGTCCAAGTCGGTCGTCAGTCGGTTCATTGACTCGACTCAAGAACGATTCTCAAGGCAGGGCCAGCTTTCTGGTATCACCTCTGGCTTCCACAGGCTCGACCAGATGACCGACGGCTTCCAGTTCGGTGAGCTGGCCATCATTGCGGCCAGGCCAAGCATCGGTAAGACAGCCATTGCCATTGCCATTGCCAAGGCAGCCAGCATCGACTCAAGGATCCCGACCCTGTTCATCAGCCTGGAGATGTCCGACGAGTCTATCGTGCGCCGGATGGTCTCGTCTGTTGGAAGCATACCCATGCAAAACATCAAGACCGGCCAGCTCGACCAGGGCGGCATGAAGGCCATGTCCACAGCCTCGGCCAAGATCGCAGGCAGCCCGATTCATTTCATCTCCGGATCCGGTGTGTCCAACATTGCCACCATCACCGCGGTAATCCGCAGGGCTGTACGCAAATGGGGCGTGAAGCTGGTCCTGGTGGATTACCTCCAGAAGATCCATGGATCGAAGGCCGCAGAGAAAAAGACGTACGAGATCGCCGAGGTCTCCGGTAGACTCAAAGGCGTGGCCTCCGATACGAAGACAGCCGTGGTCGCATTGGCACAGCTCAACAGAGAGAACGAAAAGGACAAGGGCCGAGTGCCTCGACTCACTGACCTGGCCGACTCAGGGCAGATCGAGAGGGATGCCGACCTCGTGCTACTGCTTAACCGGGAGCGCAACCAGCCCCAAGGTGAAGCTGTGATTGCTATCGCCAAACAACGAGACGGTGAGTGCGGCCTGGTGCCCCTTTGGTACGAAGGCCAATACTGCCGCTTCTCCGACCCGTCACCCAGTTTCTAAATACCAATGACCACACAATACAGCATCAGCCAGAACCAAGTGCTCCGTGAAGCGAAACACCTTGTGAGGTTCGCAATCAAACGAGGCTGGATGTCCTACCCAAACGGCACCCTGATGGACGCCGAGGGCGACCCGATCCCCAACCTAGAGCCAGAGGAAGAGACCAGCAGCCCGATCACACCGGAGCTGTGCAACAAAGCATTTGTTCTAAGAGACCGTGGTATTACGTTGGATAATATTGCAGTTATTTGTGGTGTTCCTCGTGGATCTATTGCTTACATAATATCGCGAGGGCATGAGGATTACCTCTTAAGGTTAAGAGTAGATCCCAATAGCACTAAGGAATCTTTTTGATAATACCCAGAAACAGGTGAACGCGAGACCCCTATGATCCTGTGCGCGTAATGCTGTCAACAAATACCTTATGCCAACACAAATACAATTCCTCGTTGATCAATATGGATTGGCGAATGTTGCTTGGTTTATTCGCCTGTTAAAACGTGGAACACCTCCGGAACAGCTCGCGAGCTATTGCGTCCCAAAAGAAGGCGACTCCCGAAGGGACGGCGTGTTTCGCGCTCTGCAATACGCCGCCACCCTGCCCGACTCGATGATGCCCGATGAAATCAAGAACGCCTTGAAGCCATGACCCAAAAGGAATACGGCGACCGGATCGGTATAAGCCAACCCCGGGTGGCCCAGCTTATTGCTCAGGGGATGCCGATGGACAGCCCGGAGGCTGCCGACCTGTGGCGGTCTCAAAACATCAGGACCCGCTCTAAGTCTGTTACTAAACAATCACACCAACCAGACACCGCACCAATCGAACAGGAAGGCCCCTACCGGCCTGCGGAAGCATCAAACCATATCAACATAGCCACCGCCTCTTGTGATTCGCCAGAGGGCGCCTACGAGCGACAGCGGCAAATCGAGCTGGAAGCCTACAAGCTGGTTGTGGTGGCCCTGCGAGAAGGCCGGGCCGACACCGCCCGACTTGTCTCAATCCATGCTGCAGCAGCCAAGAACCTGACATCCGCCCGTGACGAGGTGATCGCCCAGGCCGAGAAGGAACGGCGCCTGGTCTCCGGCGACTGGGTACGCCGGGTGATGCAGGAGCACGACGGCGCCGTGGCCTCGCTGATCAAGGCCATGCCCAAGCAGCTCTCCGGCCGGATAGCACCGCATGACCCCGAGCACGCCGAGCGTGAATTGACCAGGTGGGTCCAGGAAGTATGCCTCAAGACACTACACAACACCGACCCATGGAAATGACCTACCAACTACACCTAGGGGACTGCCTCGAAGTTCTGGCCACACTACCAGACAACTCGGTCGACAGCATCGTGACCGACCCACCTTACGGCCTGTCATTCATGGGCAAGAAATGGGATTACGACGTGCCGAGCGTGGCCATCTGGGAGCAGTGTCTACGGGTGCTGAAGCCGGGAGGCCACCTACTGGCCTTCGCCGGCACCAGGACGCAACACCGAATGGCGTGCAGAATCGAGGACGCCGGCTTCGAGATCCGCGACATGATCGCCTGGGTGTATGGGTCGGGATTCCCGAAGTCGCACAATCTTGAAGGCGACCACAAAGGCTGGGGCACCGCCCTAAAGCCTGCCCTGGAGCCGATCACCATGGCCCGAAAGCCATTCTCCAGCACAGTAGCCGCCAATGTGATCCAGTACGGCACCGGCGCCATCAATGTCGATGGGTGTAGAGTTAAAATTGACAATGACGATCCAATACATAAAGCAGTCTGGACTTCTAGGCCCAGCAAAATAGGCCTTTCCGGTGTTGGTTTTGTGACCTCAAACAAAGATGGAGATCGTCGAGCCTGTGAAACATCTAAAGGCCGCTGGCCTGCCAACATCATCCACGACGGCAGCAACGAGGCGGCCTTGTCGCTGAAGTCCGGCGCTCGGTTCTTCTACACGGCCAAGGCTGCAAAGGATGACCGAAACGATGGGTGCTATCACTTAGAAGTAAAACAAACAACAGGAGGCGGTGGTCTCGGCAATCCTGTTTCCGGCGCTTACGGTTCTGAGAAGGCCCCTGGAAACAACCACCACCCCACCGTCAAACCGACCATGCTAATGGCCTATCTCTGCCGTCTGATAACTCAACCAGGCGGAACCATCCTCGATCCCTTTATGGGCTCCGGCTCAACCGGCAAGGCTGCAACCATCAACGGCTTCCGGTTCATCGGCATCGAACGCGACCCTGAATACCACAAGATCTCCGAGGCCAGGATCTCCAACCAACACGAAGGGCGCTTATTTTGAACCTCACCGACCTTCAGCGCTCCCTCCTGGACTACCGCCGAAGCCTCTACCGACCCACCCCGCAGCAGACGGTGGTCGAATGGTCTGAGGCATCACTTCGCCTAACCCAACGCCAGACCGAGCACCCGGGACCGTTCTCGACGTCTGTCAGGCCCTACACCCGGGAACCCATGGAAGACTGGAAGAACCCATCGGTCTCCGAGGTGACGCTGTGCTGGGGATCCCAGACATCCAAAACCACCACCCTGATGGCCGGCCTGGCCTGGCTAATTGCCAACGAGCCCAGCCCGGCCTTGTGGCTTATGCCTTCCGAGAATCTTGCCCGGTCGTTCAGCAAATCTCGCTGGCTCCCCATGCTGGAAGACAGCCCAACCATGTTGGAATGTTTCCCAGCCGAGGCCGACAAGATCACCAACCTGGAGCAAAACTTTACCCGGTCGACCCTGACTTTCGTAGGATCCAACAGCCCGGCCAACCTAGCCAGCCGCCCCGTCCGGGTGCTGATTGCAGACGAGGTGGACAAATTCGCCGAGGCTACCAGCAAAGAAGCCGACGCCCTCGACCTGGCCGAGCAGCGCCTCAAGAGCTTCAGCAGTTCCAAGGCCTTCATGACCTCGACACCCACCGTGGTCGAAGGCCGGATCTGGCAGCGCTTCCTCCGCGGCGACCAACGCCGGTACTACCTGCCCTGCCCCCACTGCCGGGAGCTGATCAAACTGGAATGGCGCCAGGTGACATGGGATGACGCTAAGACCGAGGACGGCAAGCACGACCTAGCCAAAGTCCGGGCCTCCGCTCATTACGTCTGCCAGCTCTGCCTCGGTAAGATCACCGATGCCCACAAGGTGGCAGCCCTCCGCCATGGCCAGTGGCGCCCAGAGAATCCAAACGCCATGCCAGGCGTGCGATCCTACCATCTGAGCAGCCTCTACAGCCCGGATCGAAAGTGCACCTGGGGACACCTGGCTGTGGCCTTCCTCGAAGCTAAATCCTCGATGGCCGGCCTTCAGGGCTTCATCAATGGCAATCTGGCCGAGCCCTGGGAGCAGCAGGACGTGCAGCAGGAGCGCCCCGAGGCATCGGCTGCTGTCTCTATCACCGGAGGCCGCCGCTATCTGACTGCCGACGTCCAGGCCGTGGCGCCGTTCCTGTGGTGGGTCTGCCGCGAATGGAAGGACGGCAACAGCACACTGGTGGCTGCCGGCCATGCCGACGACTTTGCAGCCCTTCGCCGGGTGCAGGTGGCCTTGGAGGTGCACGACATGGATGTGGGCATCGACTCAGGCTTCAACACGCAGACTGTCTACGATGCCTGCGGTAGTTACTCATCGATCACATCCAACCCCATCAGCTACCCGTGCGGCCTAAGGTTCCCACCGGAGGGCGGTCTCCGGAAGCCTGCCCTGGTAGGATGGCTGCCGCTCAAAGGCCGGGAGACCGGCGCCCGGTTCACGACAGCCACCGGAGCCGTGCACCCGTTCGGCCTGTCGACGTCTTCCTCGATGCGTACCGACGTGGTGCAGCCCCTCCTGGTGTTCGACACCGAGCACCTCCGGGATATGCTGTCCAGACTTCGAAAGGGAGACATCGACCGGGAATGGGGCGTTCACCAGGAGCCGCCTAGTGTGCAGGCCGAAGGCGCCTATGTGGCTGATCCGGATCTCTACTGGCGACACCTGGACTCGCACCTATTGCGACCCCAAGCCAATCGAGCCGGCCGCATCAAGCACGTCTGGGTGAAGCGCAACCAAAAGTGGCCCGACCATCTGCATGACTGCGAGATCATGCAACTGGCCATGGTCATGCTCTGGAATGATCTTACGTCAAGTGATGTCCAGTCTTAGCTAAGCCATTGAACAGGTGAAATAATGTGGGAGCCTCCAGCCCGAGGTGTTCACTTTCACGGTCGCAATCAAGCGTGCCTATCTTCGCAGTGTCTACAGCGCCCTCGGTGGCGCGACACTGCTGGCCGCCCTGACCTCAAAGGTCATTGCCGCGGCCTCGGTGATTGAATCCGGCCAGGTTGTTCGGTCGACATCTTCCTCAGATGTCTCAGTCGAATTCGCAGAGCCCGGCAAAGGCGCCCCCACCCCGTCCGAGATGGTCGAGATGTGGGAAAGCCTGATCGCCGACTACGAGCTGGCGGTCTATCTACT